TTGTAGAGAGAATTGGAGATCCATTATTATCAAAAAGTCTACCAGAGAATGTAAAATCTTCAATACCGTTTCCTAATTCACCACTGGTTATAATATATGATGAAACAATATAATTATTATTTTCTAATTTACTACCAAAAGTTCCATCACCAAAGATAATTTCATATCTTTGGTCTTCAATTTCATTTAAGAAGAATACATTATCAGTACTCTTTACTGTTGTAATATTATCGACAAATTTATATACTCTAGATATTGAACTATTCTTATCTTCTCTTACAGCAACTCTAACAGTTGATGTATCTATATTAGCATTATTTAAAATAAATTTTTGATTTTTATTAAAACTATCAACTGCAAAATTGTTTATGGTATAAACACCTTCATAAATTTCAATATTTTCAAATAATGCAAAACCATTAGTTACTGGAACTGTTATGTCTGATGGAATTGAGAATACAAAACTTCTATCGCCAAAATTAATAGAAGTGGTGCATACAATACCTTGCTTTAAAGTTATGGATACTGGATTACTTTCAAATTCGGATACATCAATATAAAAAGATATAAGTGCCCTTGGTGCTGTTATGGATTTTGGTAAATATCCAACGTTTCTTGCTAAAGATACTACGTTCTCTCTGAGTGTTGCACCATCCAAGAATACCTCATTGGATAGCATATTAGCATTATATGAAGAGATATATGTGTTATATGCTAATACATCAATCAGAATAGACAGATTAGATCCTTCAAAATCGTAATCTGTAAAGGTTGAATTAGATCTTAGATAACTTTTTATAGATTCCTTTACTTGATCGAAATCTAAAGATGCGAAATTTACTAGTGACATTTATCTAGTTGGCAGTAATGCGAATGATAATTGTTGTGGGAGAGCATCAATCCCAACTATAGTATAAACAATTACTACATCAAATTTGTTTTCATCATAATTTGGAGTAACTTCAACACTTTTTAGTTCAACTCTTGGTTCATAATTATTGATACTAATCTCAATCTGAGTCTTTATAGAATCTGCAACAAATTCATCTATATTTTCAAATAATAATCTATTCACTCCAGATCCAACTAATGGATTAAAAAATCGTTCTCCATTTATAGTTAATACTAAATTCTGAACAGAACGTGCTATAGCAGTTTCATTTTTAATATCAATAATATCTCTCGTTAAAGGATTGGTCTTTAACGAGAGACTAATATCTTTAAACCCAAGACTGACACGCTCTACAGGCATTTCTTATTGTTTAATTATAATTTATTTATTAGGGTTTTTTATCTCCATTCTCTTAAAGGAATTGGCTCTGTACCATAACCCCAATCATCATAATCTTCATCATTCCTAATTTTTTCATGAATCTCATTTTGAACTTGAAAATTATGTTTTCTTGGTACAATATCATCTTCTGCAATTTCACGAAGCATTCTTTCTTGGTATGGACTTATTCCATGTGAGAAATGAGATCCTTCCATAGTTTTTGGTGGAACTTCTAAACTCTCAATAGAATTGTAATCTGTTGAAAGGCGATCTGTTCCCCACATACTATACATATAATCTTGGTTTCGGTCTGGTTGTTTGTTCATTGTGCTTACTGATTTTGGATAAAATCAGAACTTTTTACGGGGTTGCTATCCCGTGTTATCAATCAAAAAACCTTTTCGACGGTAATCTTCGTCTCTAATATAGTTATAATCGTCTACTTCTTCAATATCTTGATCATTCCAGATGGGAATTGCGACATTATTCCCGTATCTAAAATCTGGATTTCTTCTAAAATGAACTTCAATTAATTTATTACCTATGAATTCACAATTAATATATTCATAGTCCCCTTTGAGTTCATTTAAAACTGATGGGAACTCTATGAATCTATTGATCTTTTCCCATTTACTCCATTTGTATAAGGGATCTTTTAAATCTTTTGTACCAAGTACAGTTAGTTCTGGATGTTTATTCTTATAATCTACACTAATATGTTCTCCTTCAAATACTTCACACCAAAACTCTGATGGATGTAGATGGTCTGTATATTGATCTATCCACTCTATTCGAGCGAAACGCCCCATACCTAATAGATTAAAAGAAGGGCGAACAATATAAAAGTCGGACTTGGGAACTGGAACCCCAATAGGTCCACAGTTATATCCCAGTATCCGACTTAAAAAAAGTTTATTATAGACCCACAGATCAGAATCGTGAATATTCTTCCATTCTTCTTGTGAGTCTAAAAGGTACATAGATTAATTTCCCTGTCCCCTGTACTTTTTACGAGCTTTATTGCGAGACGTAGCGGCGTACTTAGTGTGTTTACCATCTCCTTGCCTACTTTTCTTAGGATTAGATTCGATTACAACCTTGTTACCACTCAGAGATTTTCTAATAGCCATTATTCAAGTTCCTCCATTGTTATATCTTCAGGATTAAAGTTATCATAAGTCTCAAAGTATTTTAATGCAAGTTCGTGAAGAGTGTCAGCAGCATCTTCATAAGAAAGATTCTCTGCTAACACCTCACCTCTAAAAATTACATTAAATCTTTTCATCAGATAACGCGAGTTTTTTCGTGACCGACTCTTACGCGAGGATCGCACCAAATCTTGAATCCTTTGTCAATAGCATCAAGACAGAATGAGACATCTTCGCCACACATGTCTTGTACTGCACCAGACTCAAAGACTTGCATCTTAGGTGCAAACCAAGGATATTCGAGATTCTCAAATACACCATTCTTAATCAGAACCCAACCAAATCCAGTGTAATCGACTGTAAATGGTTTACGACGCTTCTGAATCGATTCAACGGTTTCATGATTCATGACTCCACCATTACGACGGAAATCATCTTCTTCTAACCAGTGAGCAACGGAAGTAGTGTGACCATCTTCAGTTGCATACCATCCAGCAACGATTTCTTTCTCTTCTACATTACCTTCTTCGTCTTCTGCAGGAAGTGCTAGATCACAAATCTGCCAGAATTTTTCAGAGTTAAACACAATGTCATTATCAATCCAGAGTTGATAATCATATTGTAGTTTACCATCCCAAGGAATTTGCTTGGGACCTCGGAGAACATTTGCACCAAGAACTTTGCAACGTGCAAAGTTTACCATCGAAGAATAATCTTGAGAAATTTGAATTGCCATTCCGTTTTGTACAAGATCAAAGCAGAGTTGTACAAAGCTCTTCAGGAATGTATACGAGCATCCGCGACCTGGGAGGCAAAATACAATGCTCTTCCCCCTCATTCGCTCTTTAATTGCATCATAGTCCCACTCCTCCTTTGGTTTTGTCGGGGCAGTGGCCTTTACTGTGAATCCTTTTGCCATAAGTTTAAAGTACCTTCAGATCAATTTTATCGGTTTACTTAGCATTTGTCAATAAGATGCCTCTTCTTGTTTTGAATAAGAAACATCGAGTTCTTCGTATTCATAAGAATCTTCTGTGAGTTCTTTCCAAGTATTACTGAATTCTTCCTCAGATAAACATGGAGATACACACTGATTCTCTTTATCATAAATGTGATAGATTTTTTTGTCCATCGCCTCACTTTCTCATTACATCATTATATATCACCTCTTTGCCCCCTCGGAAAATTCTTTGAGGGCGTGTGATATGAGAATCCATAGAGATTCTCGGAGACTTATTATAACATACTCCAGTTGCACGTAAAGACTTATGTGAGGGTTTTTGATGACCTTATGGGGCAGAAAATTTTTGGTAAATTTTTTTCTTATGGACATGAAATCACTCACTCGTTTTGTCACCTCTGTAGGTTAGGGGAGTCATCGATTTTAGCTAAGGGGGGGTAGGGGGCACGGCCCGCCGCTATCACGATACCGTTATACCGTCAACTGTCTGTCACAGACTGTCACATTTACACTTACGCACGAATGTAGGGGTGCTAAGTATAACGAACTCAGCACCCCATAAGTGTTAATTAAGGCAGGCACCCATTGTGATCGGTGAGCCCAATGTGAACGACATTGTTATACAAACCCACGTAGAGTTTGCCTACAGCAACGCCGAACTGTTCATCATCCTTTCCTGCCTTAGTATTGATACCAAAGTAGAAAAGATCTTTGCCACCTTCGTTATACCATTGGCGGGCACGATTGTAGAACCAAACGCTAACGCCTACGATAACACCTAGAACCGTGGCGAGAGTATAAAGAACCTGCTGCAGGGTTTCGTTAGAAAGAACTTCCTGCCGCAGTTCATTATACTTTTCAATCATCGGATTGTTGAGAAGAACGGTGGGGAACATGGCGAGAATTGGGTTAGTTTGAGAAGGGGGGAATTTCACCCCCCGATTGTTTCATTCCTCAGGACCGAAGCAACACTCTAGAGAGTACATTTCCAGTTCCTGATCATCATCGTAGATTGAATGCCAATCATCCTCTGTGGGGATGTATTCTTCAATCTGCTGATCACAAACAAAGGGATCGAACATGATGTTTAGAGCAGTGCGGGTGTGTCCCGCTTGAATGTATCTTAGAGGGTAGGGGCACCCTTAGCGATGCCCCTGTAACAATCGTTCACACTCCAGAGAGGGCAGCGATGATACGATCCCGCTTGCGGATTTGATCGAAATTCACAAACCACAGATCCCGCTTGCCATTATCAGCACGGGTGGCAGACAGGGTGCCTGCAGTCTCAAGATCAACCATAAGGGCGTGAATGGTGCCCTTATGGCGGCGGGGATCCAAACCCATCGCCCGCACAAGATCAGAGCAGGTCTGGGGACCGTTCTGGATCAGGTGGGAGCGGATGGCGGTGCGGATGATCGAAGCGAACATAGTCGGTTTGGGGTTGAGCGAGGTCCCTTGCCTCGCTTGTTAGTATCCTAGACGGTCAGGCGGTCAGGTCGTGACCAGAACGGGCGAATCGTTACAATCGGAAATAGTGTTAATTTCTTCAAAAAATTGCATCCATTCAGCATCACTTAGGATTGTGCAATTCTTTTCAACAAGTTCAGTGATTCTTTCGGCGGGAAGTTTAAACCGAAGGCGGGAGGGATAGTGTGTCATTCTGCAGAAATGATGGCGGCGGCGGTGTGTAGAGTGTTCGCGGTAGTGTTTCTAACTGCTGGAGAGAATAGAAACGCAACTGCAAAAATGATCATAAATGTTTTCATTTTTGCCCCTCACGGAAAGTAACAACCTCAGCAGGAGAACCACAGGAACGATAGAAATCTACCATGCGGTTTGCCTCATCAATTGTGGGGAAAGTTTGCGTTCTCCACTCACACTGATTGTAGGGAGTTTGGTAACGGATGGTGATACCGATTGCCATGATCTTGTGGGGTTGAATGTAAAGAATTGGGGGGAATTTCACCCCCCGTTGTTGTTACCCTCAGGCAGTTACAACCGCCACAGTGTAACTAGGACCGCCAAGATTGAAGGTGCCAATCTTAACAGGAACTCCGCCGAGTTCAGCACTCCAATCAAACGCGGCATCGTATGCCTCATCTTGAGTGTAGAACCATTCCTGATCAGCAGGAACGAAATCGGTGTGGTCGGGGAGGATGTAGAACCGCATGGGTCTCTCTCGTGTTGACTCTGAAATTCTACAGGATGGGATGGGGCACCCGTGGGTGCTGGCGGTGCCCCGTAACAATCCGTCACACTAGACCTTTGTGTATCCTGCGATACGAAACCCAGGTGATCGCTTGAATCTGTGCCGCTGAATGATAAGATCCCGACACCTCAGAGATTAACTTAGCAGCGTCACGGTAGGCATCTTGAATCATGCGGAAAGTTTTGTCTGACATAGAAGGAACCTCTTTCAGGTTAGTTACAGTTCCGTTCCAAATGTTGTAAGCGTGACCATCAATGCAGGGAGAATCGCTATCACCATTGTTAGCAATACAAAGGAAGAAAGCAATAGTTTTGTTGCCACGCAAAACTTTAACAATCTGCTCACGATTAAGTTGCAAATCGAGAATAGTTTGTGCCTTGTCTTTGTTGGCAGAGTAGGAACAAACTGCAACCGAATCATAGGAGATTTCGTATGCCCATGCTTTGATCATTGCCTCAGCATCCTCTACATTTCTCTCCCATTTGTTGTTAGGAGAAAGTGCAGCGATAACACCTGCAACGATGTCAGAATGAACACCATACTTTTCGCCCAAAGTAACACAAATGCCATAGGCATTGTTATACCATTGGGCACCAGTTTGCCGATCCAGAGTGTTGCTCTGGAAATACATTGCGATGATCGAATCGGTGTGTGCCATGGGGGTGGGTTGGCGTTGATCGAATCCTACAGCATCGGGGGCACCCTGCAACGGGTTTTCTGATCAGTCTCGCTTATGGGTCGCATCAGAAATGCTTATAAGCCAGGGGTTGACTTTTAGGGGGCACCGCCCCTACGCTAGAGGGCGGGAGGGGTGGGAAGCATACAATACTTAAGTATAAAAAAAACCCCGCTAGTTGCGGGGTGTGGTATGATCTTAGAACTCTATGATCCAGTCTGGATCTTTGTTTATATTAACCCAGAAGTGATTTTTACCATTCACACTTGTAAGAAATACTTTATCACCTTTATGCTGCTCTACAATACATTCATCAATTCCACCCATAAGATTAGCAAATCGGTTCTTTGCTTTTTTAGATACAGGCGTCACGAATGCGGTTTCCATTGTATCAGAAATCGATTGGGTTCAAGGTAGCACCATCACTATCATCATCGCCACTAGTGATAGTTTCCAGAATCTGGAGAATTTCTTCACCAGTTTGACCTTTACGAAGGAGCGAGAGAAGAAGCGAACGAGTTTCCATGTTAAAGAGAAGAATTTCAATGGTGTGTTGTGTGTATCTCGTCGAGATGTTATGATATAACTCGACGAGATTATGATGATTAACTAGTCGAGATTAATCATAATCAAAATCGGTTGAACTTTCTGAATAGTCATCATACTCATCAACTTCATTAAGCATACGCTTTGCCTCAGAAGTTAATTCTTCACGAGGTTGGCATTCATCAACAAGATCAAAGATGGTGAACTCTTCGGTGTCGAAAAATTGTTCCATGGTTCTTTATGTTGATTGTGGAATGGGAGGAGTTGCCTCCTCCCGTATTGTACTATCAGGCGGCGGTCACTGCAAGCAGTTGCTCAGTCTTGATAGCATTGTTTACAAAACGACCCACCGACTGCTGTTCTGCAATCACGGTGCTCAGTTGAGACACGAACATCTCAACATCTTGCACACCGTAGGTATACTCACGACCACCGTTGAAGGTGATGGTCACTTTACCATCATTCACATCAGAGATGCTTTCGATGGCAGAAGAGGTAAAAGCGAACTGAGACATAATTAAATCACAATGTAAGGGTTTGAGTGAAGTGTTTTGAGCGGGATGCTTCACCCCCGCTTGTTGATAACAGATTAAGCGATCCCTGGCAGCATGTCAAGCGGTATGTGCCAGTTCAAGAATTGGGTAGGATGGGAAGCACTCAGTAGAGTTTTATGGTATCAATGACAATCAAGATACCAACCATCCTGTAATGATTTATACTTTAGGCATTTTCTAGAAGTTCGGGGTTATACTCTGTCACTTCTTCAATCAATTCCTCATCAGAATACGATGAAAGATTGTCCTTCAGAGTGTCATAAACGAAGCACTCCATTGTCTTCATGTCCATCCCATCTAGGATCTGCTGAGCATAATCAGCGATGAGAGAATCACGATCAATTTGCATTAGGAACCTCTTGAATCACTTCAGTGACAGTGATGATTTGTTTGTCTTCGTTGATGTAATTAGTTTGGATCATGTTAGGTCCAACTTGAACCTGACCGATCATGTAAGCGGCAGCAAGAAGTTCAAACATGATTCAATAGTGATGACGGGACATTACACAGTTGGGATCATTCCACCAATCCGAATCTTCATAATGCTCTTCAGATTGATTATACTCTTCTTCCGACATTGCGGGCATCGGAACATCATCAATCCAGGAGAGTTCAGGCATGGGATTCAGTGGTGAACGAAGTAATCTTAGGGCATGATGGGAGGCACGGATGCCCCCCTGTGACAGTTCTTAATGTGTCAGTCGATCTTGAACCGCTCAAAACCGATCAGTTCATTATACTGAGACATCATCGATTTCAGAGTTTTACCAGTGCGATCAAAAGACTTTACAATGCTGTGATTGCAGTTGTCATGATACACCAGTTGCCCATGAATACCCATGACAGTTGCAATAGGATTCTTGCGGAAGGATTGAACACCTTCAGCAGCAATCTTGCGGTTAAAAACTTTAACCTTACCGTCAAAAGTATAAGCGTTAAGATACTCGCGGAAGATGGGTTGAATTTCTTCTTCAGTGAGAGAGATCTTTTCTTTTTTAGGTGCCAGAAGATCTTCCATCATCTTAGAGATGGCACGGAAGCGAATACGATCCTCACGATCTTCAAACACATTGAGAATACCAAGATTCTCAACCGCTTGATAGTGGGTCTCAAAGAACTGCAGATCGGTTTCGGTAATCATTGGGGTTCAGTGGTGAACAAACGTAGTTTGGCATGGGGTGGGTCAGGAGTCAACCCCCTGACCCATAAGCGTTACTGATCAGACATCATAGAGTTTGTAATGACGGATTTCGCTACGATACCATGCACTTTCAACAGGATCCTTTTCGTTAAAACTTAATACAAAGTTTGCCATTTGAACACGGTGCTCACAAACATCTTTGAGAATGTCGGGATTACGTTGGAAGCAACCGTTGAGATCAGCGATCATGGTGGTTCAGGTGTTGAACAATCAAATCATACCACGGCGACCGAGATCTGCCCAAACATGGGACGGTGCTGCAGCTGGCACACCAGTGGCGGTGGCGTTCTTCACCCACACCAGTTGGCGGGTGGCGATGTCAGAGGCACAAACCAGAGTCATGGGGTTCTCCCGTGGTGACCTTCAAATCATACCACACCAGCACCCCCTGGCAAGGTCTGTTACAAAACATAAAAAAAGACCTGGGCACCACCCCAGGTCTTGATACCATATCCACCCATTAATTTAAAAGAATATTAACTGCGTAACAGTGTAACTTTTAGGGCAAACACCTTCCCCATTATATTACAGGAACTCTGCCATATAATAATCTACTGTAATTTCTAACTTAGCCGCTTCTTCCTCAAATGCACATAGGAAAGCATCATCAATATCCAGATTGTCGTTGTCATGAGAGCAGAACATATCAAGCGTGGATTCGTGCATGAGTGCCTCTAGAAGGAGAGTTTGGACCTCTTATGGTACATTATACCATTGAAGAGGTAATAGGGACGGGGGGACTTGAACCCCCACAGAGTTGCCTCCGACAGATTTTAAGTCTGTTGTGTCTACCGATTCCACCACATCCCCTTGTGGTTGACTAGATCATAATAACATGATTATTTGATCTAGTCAAGTGATGCGTCACGTATCTCGTCGAGATTGATATGATACGTGACACGCATCTAGTCGAGATCTGTGTATGGTTTCATACCAATTCGATCTGCGACACACATAATCAGTTCTGCTAGAACTTCATCATCAACTTCACCAAGTTTATCGGTGATGATTCCACCAATGTTAGTGTGGAGGAAATCTAACCATGCACCAGTCTCAACAAGTTCTTCAGTAACTTCTTCAACAAGTGCAGCAGCAATTCGGTTGACTGATTTGTTAGAGAGTGACATGATCAACTCTCCCCTGCAGAATCCATTGCACCCATGATCTTTTCATAAAGATCATAAACATTGCAACCAACACGCTCACTTACCTCATCCCAATCATCATGGAAGGAGATTAGATCAGAGAGAGCAGAGAGTTCGTTAATGGTGAAGTTCATTGGTTTGTTTGAACTGAATGAAGTATAGGGCAGTTTAGCGTCTTGCCCAGGACCAGTGTGACAGTTATGCTGCTGTCACGTAGTTGGGGATGTCCACACGTTCAACAGGTCCCCAACCGATCTTGTATGCTTTCCAGTTACCATTGAGATCATACAGGTAAGCATACTCTTCGCCACCCATTTTACCAGAGACAAACATATCGAAGTCAGTGACATCTGGTTCGTTATTCTCACCACGCTCAGAATGATACAGTGGTTGAGGATCACGAGTGTTGGAATAGGACCAACTGCCCGCATCATCTTCGATGATCTTGCCGTTCTCATCCCGAAGAGCAGCACTCTCCCAGGTGTGAGTGGTACGAAGAGTTGACATTGAACCACCATCGATGAGTTCTTGTACATCATCGCGGTTCTGATAGTGCTCTACCAGAATGCGACCGTTGTTCTCTACATAACCATCCCAGTGGCAGTAAACACTAACCACAGAGTGATCAGGAAGTTCGTAACCGATGCGAGAGCGGGTTCCCATTGTTTGGTTGAGTGGTGAACGATTTAAATTTAACCGATGGTGGGGGTCCTGTCAACCCCCTTGTGCCAGTTCAGAGATTGGACAGGGCAACCAGTCGGTTACGGATATCATACACCTCCATGTCATCCATGTCAACAGTACTCATATCCACAGGAGCGAACTCCTCCAGGTTAACAGTTCCGTCTGCATAGATGGGTGCAAAGTACAACTCATCACCGTCCTCTTGAGACAGAGTATACACACAACCATGATTGGTAGATGTCAAAAAAATCATCGGTCGAATTGCGTTTGCCCAGCAACTATAACCGCTGCTCCTAGGACCTTGTGCCACATGTGACCAGTTCACAAACTGGCACCCAATGCAGGTTTTGCGGGCGTTCTGATGTATCTTTTGTAGACAACCAGAAGAGGGGAGAGGTATCCCTGAGGACGACAATACATCGCCACTTCCCCAGCTTTGAAATACTTATACACATAAGGGTGCGTCATACTTGACGCATCAGGATCCCTTATGCTATGATGTTATGTTACCAATGATAGTCTAGGTCTTCGACATAAGATTTGACACTCTCTGCAGGATTAAGATCAAACAACTTCTCCCAGTTGATATTATGAGGATCGAAATCTCCAAGAACGTCTAGTTCTAGAGTGACGCGATACTTGTGCTTCTGTGCTTCCAGGAATGCGGTGTTACCCATGAGAACTTTGTGCGAACTGTGTACAGTGTACATGATACGGCAAGTCTTGTCAAGTGACATCACATGATCTCGTCGAGATCTTATTGATGTTATATATGATACTCGTCGAGATAATTGTGACTAATTATGATGTTATGTGATGATACTGTGACATGATATCGTCTAGATTGTATGATATAATACTGATGTTATATTGTGATATGACTCGTCGAGATCTTATGATATAATGATAGTGTTATATGATTATGTGATCTAGTCGAGATATAACCGTGCAGTCTCGTCGAGATCCTGGGAGTTGACAAACGGGGGCGTGTGTGATAAAATGCCGCGTCCTTATATTTTTTGGGCGGGGGGCTTGACATTTTTTCGCGGTTGTGCTATAATACGCAGTCTAAGATCACAAGGATCCAGAGGTATAAAAGGTATAATAACCAAAGGATTCAGTACTATTATAAGAGATAATAACACTATAAGACTACCATATAACACTAATGTAATACGATAATAAAAACACTATTATATGTTTTTTAATACATTTTTTAATATAAAAACATTAAAAACTATACTTTTACATCATCAATCGTCATATAATTCTTCAATACATCATACGTTAACTTCTTATACTCACCATGAGGAGGAATCAGTATAGGTCTACGATGACCAGTAAAGGATGTACTCTCTACAAAGTCTAATGTATTCTTCTTAGAGTGAAGATAAGGATGAATAAAAATTAAATAAGGATTATCTGTCTTAGGTAAGTTAAACGATGCAATAGTATTACTCTTATAATCCTTCTCCTTATTAATATCAAATACATGTGTATAATACTCTATCTTAGATGAATATAAACTCTCAAACAATTCATCATGCATTGATCTCATTCCTCTAGGTACTATACCTATCTCATAATCATAATCATTTAAAACGTTCTCATAATAAGCAATAAACTTCTTATCAATAGGAACACGTACATCCAAGAATGTTCTCTTCTCAATAGACTCTTGATTTTGATACTTACGCAGATAATTAAAACCAGACTCACTTAATGGAACAATACTAAACTTTAATTCATATAAGTTTGGTATAATCTCTACATTAGGTATGAACTGATTAAATGCCTGTCCAATTGTATCATTCCAAATATAACTACCAACTAATTCATGTACAATCATATCAGGATTGTTTAATCGATATTCATCCCATCGACTTGCAACAAACTCATCATTAATAATACGATAACGGGATTTATCAATTCCCATAATCTCAGATACCTTTCTTATATGACAATAAGACGTTGGATTCTGTTCAATAAAAGTTACATGCTTTGCCCCGTGTTTTAATGCTAAAAACCCTAACAATCCACTACCAGATCCAACATCAACAACACGTTTATTTTTTGCCCTTTTGAGTGATTCATCATAAAACTTATTTCTTGCTTCATCATGTAAAAGACCAAAACAAATACCATTATATCCACCTGGTCTTTGGTTTTCACGAATCATTCGCTCTGAATACTTTGCCATTTAAAAAAGATCTTAGATGTTATAATTATCTATCGTATATCTTTGCATACTTAAGTGTAAGATCATCTGTTGATTCCCAATCATCTTCTGGATACAATCCACAAAAGTCTTTTTTAACCCATACATCATAATGTTTTGTTGTATTCATTGCCCCATCATCTTTATCTAGAATACAACGTCCATAGTGAAATCCACAATACACAATAGACTTCAAATTATGCTTCTTCATATAAAAATATAACTTAAAGATACTGTTCTCTAAGTTATACAAATGAGATACTTTTGGATGTGGTGTGACTTGTTTAACCTTATCATCCTCCATAATCGTTAATGGGCAGGAGATGCAAACATGATTTAAATTTGGAATATAATCTACAATTCGATTCAATACAACTTCATTCAGTTCATCAATATTTGGATATTGGTCTAAGTCCCATTTGTATGGTGTAGGATACCAGGGATCCATGATGATCCATAATGCAGTCTTTGTTAAATCATCCATTTTAAATTCCTATTAAATTGAATTAATTTGATGCCATTGAATCAATGAATTCAGAACAACGATTCTGCCAATCAGATACATCACCCATGTCAGCACCAAATGTTGCACCATAAGATACACCAACTTCTTCAATTAAAAGAACTGAATCAGTTTGATTATCAAAGATGCGTAATTGCCCTTTGTATTGAGATGTGTGTTCTACAGTACATTCATAGCGATTATCTAATGTACCATTCCATAAAATTGCATTCATAATTCGTTCCTTATAAAACAAACACTATTGTACCAACCATTATAACCAATTAACTTTATTTTTGTATGCATACTGTGAATTTTTACATCTTCAACAGTATAAATCTCACCTTCCTCTAAAGTTAGATATGGATCATCATTATTACCCCATTGAATTTGGGTTGTGCTACAACTAATAAAAGTTACAGAATCTCCCTTCTTCATTAATTCCCAATCAGTCTCGTTGTCTCCAATCATCTGGTTTATCCTCAGTGAAAAAGTCTACGATTTCATCAACAGTATCAAATCTACGAATACCTTTACGCTCATGACCAATACCACCAATATCAAGTTGATTCAAAAAGTCATCCAAATCACCTTCTTGCATGTCTGGATTTTCTGCAGTTCTTCTTGCTTGTCTTAGCATTGTTGATGCAGTGCGATTTACTTTTGCAAGTTTCTCTGCCCAAATCATATCCTGTAAATCTACAGATTGATGATTGACAATTCTATCGCAAATTGCTTGAAGTTTAAGACGGTATTGTGTAGAGAGCATAATAGATTTAATGATTAATAAATGATTCTAGATAACGAATGATTTCATCTAATTGTAATGGATGATGAAGATAATTTACAGGTATATATCCAAGATGCTTATTATCAGTATTTAACCACCAACGCATCATATTATCTCCTACAGATCGATCTGTAGGATGATAACCACACATTGAATAAAGTGCAAGATACATTCTTAAAAATTTGATTTTATCAATATTTTTAAGATCAACATTTAAAATTTTTGATGCTTTTTCTGCAGCATCATTAATAACAGATTCTGTTGTTGGAATTGTCTCAGTTTCAATTTCAACCATCCCAAAAGTGTTGACATTGAAAACATATTCTACTTGTTCTTCTTCTCTGTCGTATTGATTATTCATTGGTTTTTGTTTGAGTAATCTAAAAAGAATTTATATTCTCTGTATGTGGATTTTGCCATTTAATTATATCACATCCATTATATGTATCAACTAAGTTTCATTCTACTACCTCAAACTCTTCAAATTGATCAGATGATACTTCATGCTTACCATCAATAAGATACCAGTGAGTGCCATCACGCTCACCAAGATACTTCATTTGATCTTCACTAAAAGTATTCTCTCTCATTGCTGCTTGAATTTTATAATGAATCAATTCAGATTTAGATGGAATATTCATTTTTACCTCACAATAATTTATAGTCTTGTATATTTTAAGTCTTTAATTATTTTCATCATTTACAAAATTATTATATTCAATATCAGCTTCAAGATGAATAGGTAGTGCTTCTAAATGATACCTGCTGCAAATAGAAATATCTCCCGCAACAGCAACTCTAAATTCGTCTGAAGTGAAATGAGGATAAACTTGATGATGAAAATCACTTGGATAAAGTAACATTGTTTTTTCACCCTTTCTATCCAACTTATAATCTTGTTTTCTAACTCTACCTATAGAATCAGTGTAACATAATTGAAAATCAGATGCGTGTGGATGTTTTCCCCTCATTCTAGTTTCTTGCTCTTCTTCCCATGATGTTGGAAGATTTAACCAAATTACAAAACTCCATATGGCTTGATGATCATGTAAAGCGTGATAATCACCAATATTTGAAAATCTAACCCAAAATCTATTAAATTCAGGAACTGGTAAATGGGTAGTTTTAATATTCATGGGATATCCCCATTTATCAACATAAGCATTTACTGCAGGAATCAATACCTCATTTTCAAATATTTTAGTAGTATCATATAAAGTCCATTGTTGAACTTCACCACTTGTTAAGACTTTATTTTTATCATCAAATGTCCACCCTTCAAAAAAAGAAGCAGATCGTTTAATATATTTCCAAATTAAATCAACATGGTCCTCAGTTAATTTAAAACTGAGGACTCCTGGATTTATATGTTCAGTATATTCATATTCATATTTTGATTCCATATTATTCATCCCAAGGAGCTGGTCTTTGCATTAATTCTTTAAATCTCTTAATTTTTTCTGGATCTGGTGGGGCATTGATTGCCTTCAATAAAGCATCATATGCTTCTTCTGAAACATACATCTTTGTTGGTTTCATACCAAGATGTTTGATACATTTGCGTTCAAATCTCCATGACTTGTACTTGTACCACAACTCGTATATCCAATATCTAATTCTTTCCATAACATTTGCGAAGATAATTCAAATCCTTTGGTTGATATGCAAGGAAGTCAAAAGAAAATCTAAACTTACCAAAACCAAATGTAACTCCAATAAGACTACCATAATGTCCCAAAAAAGACAATGTAAGATAAGGAATCCAAGTAGGAAAATCATCCCACATAAGTTCTAATTGAAATATGTTAAACCTTCTAAACGCAAAGATGTTCAGATAAAGTTCATGACCAAAATCTTCTTGATAAAAATAATAAAAAAGTCTCATCATTTATACATTTCCATCCAACCATCACTCAACTCTGTCCAAAAAGCATTAGGAAGTTTATAATCATACTTCATATCTCTCATCCAATAAGTCCATGCTTCCCAAGCATATCCTACACTCTGCCAACCCCAGATAAAGTCCCTCCACTTCTTATTATCATATACCCAAAGATTTTCAGTATCAAATGGATTCCACTTGAAATGGGGTTTGAACTCATACCAATCCACATATTTTTTATAGGATTTATCAGTCCAATTTTTGTAACGATCAAGAAGGTTCACAGGTCTCATCACTCCAGTAGTATTTTAATTGATCTCCAGTAATATTCAAATGATAGATCTTATCATCTTGTGTATAAACACCAATCCACAGTGATCGTTCATTCATACTTTCCAGATGAAACAATTTCACCTCTTCCAGTACAATCTCATCTGGGTTTTCAGTCCAATTTACTAATTTAGTCATTTTTTCCACTTCCATTCACTCATGATACTCCACTCTGTTCTAATGTAAGAGTAGTTTAGATAATCCCAAAAAATACCTTGATAATCTTCAAAGTCCCATTCAGGGTCACGACCATCATAAGTCATCAGTTGTTTCCACAACTCAAAACATATCTTAAATGCTTTCATTTTGCCTCCCAGAACTTACCATCAGGACCACAAGAATAATCAAGAATCTCCCATCTGATTGACCTCAACATATCACAAAATCGTTGTCTACGACCAGTTACAAGGTCGTCAGTGGTATTTGGAGAGGCACACATATCATACCTATTGGTTCTAAAAAAGATATGTTCTATCCAAGATTTACGATACCACTTACAATCTTTACAGAGTTTGGTCATAGTAACTCGTGCTTTATTCCCACCAGTTTACCATAGATTTTGGCATAAAACAAATGAATAAACTTATCGTTGTCATCCCGTAACATTTGACCTTTGACCAGTGCCATCAATGCTTCAATTTCATGATGGTTCCAACCAGCATCAACATTATGTTCAGTGACTTCCATTATGAGTAATTAAAGTGTAAATGCGTTTCCCAAGTAAATGCTGGTTGGTCCTTCCTTTGCATCATTTCTGCAACAAAATATGGAATGAACCTTGTGTATTTGTCCAGAAACTCCCTCTCCGTGAGTTCATCAAATCCGTGCATATAATGATCACAATCAACAAACTTTGCAAACTTTTCATATTCACGGTCTCTATCATCAACTCTTTGATAGTTGCGACAGATTTTCAACCAGAATGAACGACCTTCACCAGTGGCACAGTAATCAATCGCAAAGAAACGATAGAACGGTTTATCATCCATTGTTTTGTCTCACCCGTTCAAGAAATGCAGTTGCTTGTTCATCCAATCGTTCAATCAAATCCTCAATATCAGAGATGGCAATTTCATTATACTCACGATTGAGGTTCTCACAACGCAAAGCATCAATCATAGATTGAAATGCAATCATTTGTTGATGTTCTGGGGTGATTGGTGTGCCGTGAGGAAGTCCAGCACATTCCATATTGTAGTAATCATTATATCGTTGAAGAACACGATTACTCTTCTCACGACGTTCTGCCTCTTCAAACATTTCGTCTGGATATGGTTCTTGATTCATCATAAGTTTCCTCAGTTTCTCTTTGCCGTATTCAGTGAGTTCGTGTTTTTTGTTGCGGAGTTCTTCTACTTCTTCTTGAGTGAGATTGACCCAAGGCATTTCATCGTTCATTTTGCTCCATAGCATACTCTTCCTGCTGTTCTAACTTTCTTTCAAGTTTCTCAATCCTATCACACAACTCGGTGATAATACAAATCAAAGAAGGATAGCAAATAGTTTCAGTATCATTCCCATCCTCCATATCAATATAGCGGTGATGGCAAAGTTCTTTGGCAAAGTTGCGTTCAGTCATCGTAGCATCCCCTTAATTTTTTCAAGACAATGATTAAATCCATCAACAAGTAATTCAGTATCTACATTCTGACTTCCTGCTGCTGATTGTTCTCTCGGCAACCAGTCTTCAACTGTCTCTACAATCTCATTACAGGTATCAAAATCATAACCAAGTTCATCTACCAATCTATTAAAAAGTTTTTGTGCTTGGTATTTTTTCACCAACCTATTCACAACCTCATCCATAGGTTTTGGATTATCTTTTTCATCCCACTCTACTTCATCATAATACTCTGGTTCATCATACTTCCCTTTCTTCACCTCATTAAACCAAAGTCCTTCAAGCAAACGACAAGTTTCACCATCAGTAATAGCAACCATCAACAAACCTTCATCAGAATACTTTTTTTTATACCAATAAAATTCATCAGGAAATTCAAGACGATAATAAACCTCATCATTATAAGAGACGACCTCAAACTTACCACCAAAACTAAACTCCATTTTAGGTTGAGATTTATGTGTCTCAATCTCTTTGAGGAGTTCCAGTTTCTTTTGAAGCACTTTGATTTCTGCTTCTGTTTTTTCAATATCAGATTTGAAAGTCATTTGTTTCAGATAAGGAGTAGCATCCATCACACCATTTTTGATTGCTTGTCTAAAAGCATTACGCAGACCTTCATCTACTTGCTCTGGTGTTTGTGGTTTTGGTTGAAATTCAGTCATTTTCAGTTTCTCCAACATACCTTTGTGCGTTGAGTGTTCTCCACATTACAACTTCTTCAAAGCATTCTCCAAGTGAGGAACACAAGAAGTCTTCCTCATCAATACCATCAGGACCATCATAGATTTTCATAAAATATTGATCGTCTTGAGGAATATGGTTAATTTCAATCCTCATCGTTCCTCATTATAAAATACAAATCCAACACCTGTGCCTTCATCATAGTAATAATACTCTAAAAACACTCCATTAGCAAAATCATCAATTGTTTCCAGTTCATCACTACCCGTTGAATGATAAACATCTTCTAAAAAGTCATCATAAGAACCAACAAATCCACAACACCTATCACCAAACTTTGATACATTCTTATCTGGGAACAGTTCGTAGTATGTGTCCAATACTTCCTGTCCGTATTCTTCTAGGATTTCTTCAAAGGTCATTCCTTATCATCCTCCCAGTCAAGATTTACATTATCCCAATCACTATAATCAACTTCTACATCACCCAGAAGTTCTTGTGCATAACGCAGAGTTCCTCTATCAAAATAACCATCACGGAAGTCATCAGTTTGCCCACGATGTTTATACCAAGTCAGAATACCAAATCCAACATCACAACAACTTACAACTTTCACATAATTGTTATCACACCAAATTTCTTCTCCACCCATCTCACGGAGAGCATTTAGAGTTGCACACATCCAGTTGCGTTCAAGAAAGTTTCCATTCTCATCAAATCCACATTTAGCGTCATCACCATACCAATCTTTTACTCTGGTGGAACAACGAGGGCATTTGT